GTACAGGTAAAACTACTCTAGCAAAAATTATCGTTAAAAACTTAGATTGCGACTACCTTTACATCAACGCATCTGATGAAAACGGAATCGATACTATTCGAGAGAAAGTAAAAGGATTCGCTAGTGCTGCATCTTGGAAAGGTATCAAAGTAGTAATCCTAGATGAAGCAGATTTCATTACAATCCAGGGACAAGCCGCTTTACGAAACGTAATCGAGACATTTTCTCGTTCAACACGTTTTATCTTAACTTGTAATTTTGTAGAGCGAATTATTGATCCACTCCAATCACGTTGCCAGGTACTTAAAATTGTACCACCAACAAAAATGGATGTGTACAACCATTTAACTTGGATATTAGCTGATCAATTAGAATTGTCTTACACATCTGAAGATATCAAGTCATTGATTTTAAAGTACTATCCAGATATGCGTAAAATGTTAAACGTTTTACAAATGTCTGTAAAGGATGATGCTGTTGTACTTGATGAAACAGTTTTGACCTCAAATAGCTATATCAAAGATGTATTGAAAGAGTTAGCAGGTAATAAAAAATGGCTTACCATTAGACAAATTATAGCAGATTCAAACGTTAAGGATTTTGAGGAACTATATCGTTCACTATTTGAATATAGTCCAAAATATGCTCCTGGTAAGGAAGGATCTGTAGCAATTATTTTAAACGAGCATTTGTATCAAGCAAATTTCCGAATAGATAAAGAAATTAATGTGATGAGTGCAATTGCTAAAATTATAGACGCAATATGAAACATTTCCTAAAATACAGTCTTTCGTGGGTATCTCAAAACCTAGCCGTACCTTTCTGGACAATAGGACATATTCACTTAATGACTTCAGTTTATGCTGATATACAAGAGATAATAATGTCACTGGGAATGAACATAATAGTGGCTGCAGGATTTATCCATGATTTTATAGAATATAAAAAAGAAAAAACAAACAAATAAATAAGTTATATGCAACAGCAACCACAATTGAACATTGATTTCAAAAACACAACCTCTATTGAAGGACATGATGGAGGTAAATTATTCGGACAAGCAGTTATTATCCGTAAAATTTCTAAATTCTTAATCGGAGCAGATGAAGATTCATTAATTCCAATTCCAGTATTCTATGATTTGGAATCGAAAAAAATCTTAGCTGATTCTCTACCTTTAGATATTCGTGAAGAATATAAAGATATTACTTTAGATGTCTAAGAAATATGCATAGATTTGTATCCTTCCAATATGTATAATAAACGGATGATATGAAAATATGTAATATATGTAAGATAGAAAAACCTTTAGATGAATATTTTAGATCTAATCATGGTACCTGTAAAGTTTGTAATCGAGAAAAAAACCGAGAGCGCAATAAAAAGAGGTACCATGATAATCCAATCCATAAACAAGAACAATTAGATAGAACAAAAAAATATATTGAAGAAACTGGATATTGGGCTAAATGGAGAGAAAATAATAGAGATAAAATAAAGGAAACTAATGCAAAAAATAAAGAATATAAACGTAAATGGGCTCAAGCACAAAGACAAGACAACCTCCAATATCGATTAAAAGAAAATATTCGAAGTAGAATTAATTTAGCTTTAAAAAATAAAAGTAATTCAAGTGAAGAACTTTTAGGTTGCCCCATTGAAAAATATATTGTATATTTAGAAAAATATTTTGATCAACATATGACTTGGAAAAATTATGGAATATATTGGGAAATAGATCATATTAAACCAATTTCATTATTTGATTTAACAAAAGAACAAGAAATTAAAAAGTGCTTTAACTATAAAAACACCCAACCTCTCTCTATAAATGAAAACCGGCAAAAAGGAAATAAAGAATATCTTTGAGTGGCTAAATGAGATTACTCTACATAAAACCTCTATTGAAAATATATCAGAGGAATCATGGAATGTTTGGAACTCTTGGTTAATTCATAAATACGTATCAATGGATATACGTTATATTGAATTATCAAACTATATTCAAACTCTACCTTACGAGAACAAACAACAAACATATCAAATTTATAGAGAAATGATCCCGAAAACAAAAGTATTCTTGAAGTACATCAAGTCAAAAAACAAAAAACAACCTGCAACGTTAGTAGAGTACGTAGCGAAATATTTTGAATGTGGTTTAGGTGAAGCCGAAGAATACATTGACATTTTACGAGAAACAGGTACACGAAGTATCCTCTATAAAATGGGTGTTGATGAGAAAGAAACAGAAAAGCTATTAAAAAAATGACAAGAAACGCAGACGTGGGAAGACATAAATTTGAATCCCTTAACTCCAGAACAATTAAAAAAACAGACTCTATTGTAGATTCTATTATAGACCAATTTGTTGAAAGAGCAGCTTTTGGAAAAGCAAAATACAATACAGATCTAGATCGTGAAGATTTATCTATTTTGGAATGGATTGAACATGCCAAACAAGAACATATGGATGCTATATTGTATTTGGAGAAATTGAAAAAAACCGTAGAAGTAAAAGGTTTATAATATTTATAATAAAATAAACAAAATGACAAAAGAGCAATTACGTATGCAGATGTTAGCAGGTGTAATCACTGAAAGTGAATATGCAGCTGTTATCAATAAAGAAATTGAAGAAGCAGATAAAGCATCTTTAAACGAATCAATGATCGGAGGAATCGCTGGAATTGGAGCAATAAACCAAATCCCAGCTACACCTAAAACAGATTATGAAATGGCATTTGAGCATTTCTTAGGTGAGCGTTACGAGGTAAAACCAAACAGAGAAAGAGCCGATATCATAGATGTTAATGAAAACATGCTATCAGTTAATGACAGTGTTAGAATTACTGCTCCTTTAGATGCTTCTGCAGAAACAGATGAAGGTATGATTACTAAAGTTTACCCTAATTTCAATTCTATTCCTTCAGAAGATATTGGATACTATGAAGTAGATGAAGAAGCATATGATGAAAGCGCTTTAAATGGTCCTTGGTATAAAGTAGATCAAGATGGTGAAGAAATGCTATATGCTGCTGAAGAATTAGAATTAAACTAATCCAATGAACCCAAAAGATACAATTACAGTAGATGTTCCTCTATTTATTCGTTTACTCGAATATGCTAGAGAAGATGCTCAAACAGACATGGATTTACATGATGTAGCAGAAAACATTATTTCGTTATCCGCTTCAGGTAAAACATTAACAATGGCTGATTATGATTCAATTATTGGATCTCAAGAAAACATTGATGAAATTAGAGCTTGGCAAGTTAGAGCAGGTATCATCAAATAATATTTAGGACCGTTACAAAACTGTAACGGCGAAGCCCCCAACGTCGCTATCGTGGGGGTTTCTTTTTCCCTTGGAAAATTAAAAAAAGTTTTGTACATTTAGACAATGAAAAAGAAGTTACCTTCCTTATTGAAAGAAATCAAGAGTAAACAACTGCCTCAAATTGATTTTGCATCTCAAAAACTTGTGTCCTATTCACAGTTATCTATGTTTAATGAGTGTCCTAAAAAATGGTCACTCCAATATAGAGAGGGGCATAAGCAATTTACCTCATCCATTCATACTATTTTTGGAACCGCATTACATGAGGTAATCCAAACCTACCTAACCACAATGTATGAAAAGAGTGGAGCTGAAGCAGATAGACTAAACACTTCAGAAATGCTTCAAGATGCTTTAAGAGAGGAATACAAAAAACAATACAAAGCGAATAACAAACAACACTTTGTAACCCCAGATGAGTTAAGGGATTTTTATGATGATGGAGTTTCCATTATCCGAGAATTAGCTAAAGATAGAGGTAAGTACTTTTCTAAACGCGGTTGGCATTTAGTTGGAGTTGAGTTGCCTCTATCTTTACACCCTCATCCAAAATTGTATAATGTATTGTTTCAAGGGTACCTTGATATAGTAATGTATCATGAACCTACCAACACAATCAAGATTATAGACATTAAAACAAGTAAGTCAGGTTGGGGTAAACGAGAAAAATCTGATGAACAAAAACAATTCCAACTTGTTTTATACAAAAAATATTTCTCTGAGATATACAATCATCCAATAGAGAATATAGATATTGAGTTTATGATTGTGAAACGTAAACTATATGAAAATGAGGATTTTGTGATCAAACGTGTACAATTATACAAACCTGCATCAGGCAAAGTAAAATTGAACAAGGTATCCAAATCTATAGAGGAATTTGTAGAAAATGCATTTGATTCAAATGGTTATAAAAATGTTGACCATCAACCTACCCCATCTGATAAATGTAAATGGTGTCCTTTTCACAAAACTCATTTATGTTCTGCGACTTTTTAAAGTATCCATATATTTATATATAACATTAAATTATAAAATATGAGTGAAAAAAACCAACAATTAACATCTGTCAAATTAGACAAAGATCTATTTGAACAATTCAAAGTAGAATGTATTAAACGTAAATTCAGCTTTCAAAAATTATCTGAACGAGCAGTTCACCTTTATTTAACAAACGAAGATTTTAGAAAACAAGTCCATAACCATAGTGACTTAAGTTTGGAGACCGAGGATTAATTTCCTACATTTAATAAAAACAAAATAGTTATATGAATTCAAGTTTTAAACAATTACCGCAAAACGAGCGGAAAAAAATCATGCTGATTTGTGATGATATTAGAGTACACTCCGGTGTAGCTACTGTAGCACGTGAATTAGTTTTAAACACAGCCCAACACTTTAATTGGGTAAACATTGCAGGAGCAATTAATCACCCTGAGAAAGGTAAACGCTT